GGCGCCAATCCGTAGGGTGGACAAGCCCGCGCAGTCCACCGCACCGCCGCCGCCACCCACCACGCCCGATCCCTGCTCACCAGGCCAAAAAAAGCCCCTTTCGGGGCTTGGTGCGGCTTGCGGTCAGTGATTGTTATGCGCCAATTTCATCGAAACAGGTGTTTTTCATTGACTCCCATGTCTCCCATGCCTCGTCTGCCTCAGCTTTTGTAATCCGCCCATCCGTATACATGCTCAGCAAAGTCCGCTGCCAGTTGATTTCGTGCGTTTTGATCTCTGATTCGGTCAGGGTCTCTATCCAGTTGTCCCAGTTGCGCAATGCTTTCGGTAGGGTTTGCATGATGTACATCGCGTCTCTCCGGTTGCCCGGCCGGAGCCGGGCGGTGGTTGTTAGTTCGAGTGCTCGCGAAAGAACCGATGGATTGCGCGAATCCGATCCGATTGGAGCGCTTCCTTTAGGTAGGCGATCGTCTCTGCCGTGATGGGCTCGCCCGCTTCATAAGTTTCGATAATTTCGTGTGCGGCTTCAGTCAGTTTCGAGAACGCGCCGCTCTCAAGGATCGTGTCGTTCAGGTCGATAGTGCTCATCTCTGCTCTCCGGTGGTCGGGTTGTTCTGCTCTGTTGATTTAAGTATACGCGACTCCCTAGATAGTACAACCCCAATCCACCACTTTTTTCACAAAAGATTCTGATGCGCGATAAGCTCACCTAATCGCGAACCCAACCACCAACCACCGACCACCGGACACCGACCCCATGCCCATCACCATTGAAGTCGTCCGAGGATCCGGGACCCGAGACGGGGGCGAGATCGTCGCGCCCCTGCTCGGCGACAGCCTACAGGCCGCCATCGCTCGAGGACGCGCCGCCCTGGACGCCAGCGCCCACGCCCGCGACCGCATCCGCCTCACCCTCGACTACCGCCCCGACCTGGCCCTGGGCCAGCGCGTCGCCGTCGCCGATCCCGAGCTCGGTGCCGTGTGGAGCGCCTCCATCGTCGGCCTCGTCCACACCTGGGACGGCGACACCGCCGAGACCCGCCTCGACCTCGACCGCGCCGCGCCGGCGGAGTAGGGTCAGTGAATAGTGAATAGTGAATAGTGGATAGTGGATAGTGAAAAGCCCCTTGCGGGGCTTGGTGGGTCATGCTTCCATCTCGTCAAGACATTGTTTTTTCATCGTTTCCCATGTTCCCCATGCTTCATCGGCTTCTGCTTTCGTGATTTTCCCTGATACGTACATGTCGAGCAGGGTTCGCTGCCATTCGATTTCATGCAACAGGATCTCTGATGCGGTCAGGGTCTCTATCCAGTTGTCCCAGTTGCGGAGCGCTGTCGGCAGGGTTTGCATGATGTACATCTCGTCTCTCCGGCTGCCCCGCTTGCGCGGGGCTTGGTTGGTGTTATTTGCTGCTCTCAATCAGGGCTGCGATCTGATCAGGGGTTGCGCCGTTCTTCAGCATTGTTTCGATTTTTCCGAGTGTGTAACTGTGGCGCTTCAAGGTTTCCAACTGCTTGTTCTCGACTACGGTTTGAGTCTTGGATACGTAGCGGTTGAATGATGTGTTCATATTTCTCTCCGGTTGGTTGTCGTTTCCTGCTCTCTTGATGGTAAGTATACGCTACTTTCCGGAAAGGTCAAGCCTTTTCTCGAAAAATTTTCCGGATTTTTTTCGACTAGGTTTGTCAGTGACTTGCGCTTAGCCTTCTGGCATGGCCTATACCTCCGACGATCTAGCGGCTCTCGAAGAGGCGATCACGAGCGGCGTGCTCACCGTGAGCTACGGCGGAAAGACCCGCACGTTTCGCTCGATCCCTGATCTGATCCAAGCCAAGGCGCACGTGCAAGCAGAGCTCTCGGGCCGCACAGGACGCCGAAATCGGTACTCCGTGGCCGTGTTCGACGATGCCGATGATTGAATCGATCATCCGCGCGGTATCGCCTCAGTGGGCCTTGAAACGGGCTCAGGCGCGAAACGTCCTCGCGTATTACGAAGCTGCGCGACCCGATCGCCAGCGCAAGCAACGGCGGGAGCGCGGATCAGGATCGGCCGCGGTGCAGATCGCGGGCACCTCGATCCGCGAACAGGCGCGGCACCTAGAGCAGAATTTCGACCTCGCCCGCGCGATCCTGCGGAGCCTGGTGAATAACACGGTCGGCGCCCACGGAATCACCGTGGAGCCGCAGCCGCTCCTACCTGATGGCGAAGTGGATCAGGACCTGGCCCGCGCGATCCTCGATTTCTGGGACGAATGGGGCGAGCGTCCAGAGGTGACTCGCCAGTATTCATGGCCTGCAATCCAACGGATTTTTGCGCGGACCGCATACCGCGATGGCGAGGCGTTCGCGCGATTCGTCTCCGCAGGCGCGATTCGGCACGCATCCGACATTCCTCTGTCGCTCGAAGTCTTCGAGCCGGACATCTGCCCGCTCGGCCATGATTCGGCTTGGGAAGGCCGCGCGGTCCGCGATGGGATCGAGCTCAACGGCTGGGGTCAACCCGTCGCGTATTGGCTCTATCGCGATCATCCAGGGCATCAGGACGCCTCGCGTATCCCGTGGTCTGATCTAAGGCGTATCTCAGCGGATGAGATCATCCATTACGCCTTGCGTGACCGGCTGCACCAGAGGCGCGGGATGTCCCTGTTCGCGTCGATCCTTTCGAGGATCGATGATCTAAAGGATTACGAAACATCAGAGGCAGTGGCCGCAAAGGTGGCAGCGTCTCTCGGAGCGGCGATTATCAAGGGCGCTCCCGATATGTACCCGCTCCCGGATGCGGGCGAAGAGCTCGAGCCGCGAGAGATGCGTTTCAGACCTGGTATGGTTTGGGACGATCTTGACCCTGGCGAGCGGATCGAGATGGTCGGCACCAACGGGCGCCCGAATCCCGAACTCGTGAACTTCCGAAACTCGCTTTTGAAAGCCGCGACCTCAGGCACGGGGGCGGCGTATCCGTCCGTCAGTAAAGACTATGACGGCTCCTACTCTGCCCAGCGGCAACAGTTGATCGACTCGTGGGTTGACTACGCCGTGATGAGTCAGGACTTGGCCGCAAGCCTCGTGAGACCCGTCTACAGGCGTGTGGTGGCACTCGCGATCGGAACTGGTCGAATCCTATTGCCGCGCGGCGTATCGCTCCGTGGGGCCGTGAATGCGACCTATACGCCGCCGACGATGCCTTGGATCGATCCGGCCAAAGAAGCAAAAGCGTGGATCGAGCTCGAGCGAGCCGGGCACGCATCTGGTCCCGAGATCATCCGCAAGCGCGGGCGCTCCCCGGCCGATGTGCTGCGCGAGTCGCAGCAATGGCAGTCCGCGCGCGAAGAGGCAGGCTTGCCGCTGAACCAAGAGGCCGCGCCGATGGCTCCGGCAGAGCCCGAGCAAGAGGATCAAGACATCGATGAAGCCGCGTAGTGATTGGGGATATGAGATCAAGGCGCTCGCGGAGCCGCGCTCTGCTGAGATCCTGATCTATGGCGACGTGGGCGGATGGGATGACGAATCCGTCACCGCGGCGAACTTCGTGAAAGACATCGCGGGCGTCGATGCGGACTACCTGACGCTGCGGATCAATTCCTACGGCGGCTCAGTCTCCGACGGGCTCGCCATCTTCAACGCGATTCGTAGGCATCCGGCCGCAGTGGTCGCAGAGATCGATGGTGTCGCCGCGTCGATTGCCTCTCTGATCGCGATGGCCGCCGATACCGTGCGGATGCCTCAGAATGCGCTCGCGATGGTCCATGCGCCCTGGGCCTTGTCGATGGGCAATGCAACCGACATGCGCGAAATGGCGGATGTGCTCGATCGCTACGCCAAGGCAATGACATCGGCCTATGCGCCTCGATTGGGCGAAGAGACCGCGCGCGCATGGCTCACCGATGGGCAAGATCATTGGCTGACTGCGGACGAAGCGCTCGCGGTCGGCTTTGCAGATGAGATCACTTCACCGCTCAAGATCGCTGCAAGCGTTCCTGAGTGCTACCGTCCCGCGGCTGCGGCCGCTCCTAAAGAGGAGGCTACCATGCCTACTGAAGACCAGGCCGCACCGACCCAAGCGGCTCCGAATGTTACCGAGATCCGGGCGAGTGTCGCTCAAGAAATCCAGGCGCAACTGCGCGAGCGCGCGACGGCGATCAGGGGCCGATTCGATGCGCTGGCCAAGGCCAATCCCGGCGCGGTCGATTCGCTTCGCGCGGTCTACGATGCAGCGATTGCCGATACCGACATCAGTGTCGACGCCTTCACGGATCGCGCCCTTGCCGCTCTAATCCCGCAAGAGCCGGTTGCCGGTGCTGCGCATACCCGAGTCGAGCTCCAAGCCGACGAGACCGAGAAGCGCCGCGGTGCCGCGGTGGAATCGATCCTTGCGCGTGCTGCGGTTCCCGGGGCCGATGGCAAGCCGCGCGCGACCGCTGGCAATCCCTATCGCGGATCGAGCCTGATGGACCTTGCTCGCGATTCGCTGATCCGGGCCGGGATCAAGACGGACGGCTTGACCAAGATGGAATTGGTCGCCGCCGCCTTTACGCAGACGAGTTCTGACTTCCCCGTCTTGCTTGAAAATACCATGCACAAGGCGTTGCAGTCGTCCTACGCAATCGCCGCTGACACATGGCGTCGATTCTGCGCGGTCGGTAGCGTCTCGGATTTCCGTGCTCACAATCGCTATCAGATCGGCTCTCTTGGCGATCTGGTGCCAGTGTCCGAGGCCGGTGAATTCACCAACAAGCCGATTCCGGATGGCCGTAAGCAATCGGTGATCGTCGGCACCTACGGCGACATCATCAACCTGACTCGTCAGGCGGTGATTAACGACGACTTGGGCGCTTTCGTGGGGCTGGCTCAGGCTCGCGGTCGCGCGGCGGCTCGGACGATTGAGAATCGCGTTTACGCGGTCCTTGGCCTGAATAGCGGCAAGGGCCCGGCCCTGTCCGATGCTCTGCCGATCATCGATGCTGGGCATGGCAATATCTCCGCCGTTTCGGATAAGCCCACGGTGCTCTCAATCGAGGCGGGCATCCTCAAGATGTCGGCTCAGAATGACGTGAGCGGGAACGATTACCTTGATCTTCGCCCATCGATCCTGCTGATTCCGCAGACGCTCGAAATGTCGGCTCGCGTGCTCAATTCGGCATCGTATGATCCGGCCGCGACGCTCTCGACCAAAAACCAGATGACGCCCAATCCCTATCAGGGCTTGTTCAGCGACATCATCGCGACCCCGCGGCTTGCCGGTACCGCATGGTACATGCTCGCTGATCCGTCGATTGCGCCCGTGCTCGAGGTGTCTTTCCTTGACGGCGTTCAAGAACCCGTGATGGAGATGGAGCAGGGCTTCACGGTTGACGGCGCTCGCTGGAAGACTCGCCTCGATTTCGGCGTCTCTGGCGTCGGATACGAAGGCATCGTGATGAACGCGGGCGCGTAAGTGATTCCGGCGCCTGCGGGCGCCTCATTTCAGATATGAGGGATTGAGAGATGGCGACTAATTTCGTTCAAGAGGGCAACGTGATCCAGTGGACTAACGGCACTGGATCGGCTGTTGCGAGTGGCGACGTGGTGCAAGTCGGTCTGCGTGGCATGGGTGTCGCGCTGGTCGATATCGCATCGACGGCGAGCGGTTCCGTGATGATCGATGGGGTTTTCGATTTGGCGCTTGATGCCAGCGATACCACGGCGATCGGTGGCGCCGCGTATTGGGACGCGAGCGGCGAAAAGGTTTACAACGATCCGGGTGCTGGTCGGTTTTTTATCGGCTATTTCACTGAGGTGAAATCGGCGGCTGCATCGCAGACTGTCGGGGTGAAACTGGCGCCGTTCTCGGCCGAAGGTCAGAGGCTGCTGACGATGGCCGCGACTGGCGCGCAAACGCTCGCAGCGGCGGATCTGCTCTCCGGGCAATGCACCCTGCTGGTCCCGAATACGGCCGCCCTGACGATCACCCTGCCGAGCGTGGCGAGCATTCCGGCGAACAGCTTGCTTCGCGTGCGCAAGACCACGGCCGACGCCCATGCCGCGACTCTCGATGGCGCGGGTGATGAGACGATCGCAGGTGGCGCAACCCTGGCAACGATCGATGCCAACAACGATACCGCCCTGCTGCAATCGACCGGCGCCGCGTGGGTGATCGTGGATAGCGCGATCGCGTAATGGCTTGGGCTGACGACATCGCCGCGCTACATGATGACGTGTTCGCCGGTCTAGGCGAGCGCGTCACATGGCCCGGTGGTGCTGTCACCCATGCGATCATCGAGGCGCGGACGGAACCGCGCCTGTATGAGACTCAGGTCTCTGAGACAGTATGGACAATCGAATTCATATCCGGCGTGATTTCCGCATCGCGCGGAATGCACGTCATCCGTAATCGTGATTCGTCCGAATGGGCGCTTGGCGAGAAGACCGCCGCTGATGACATGACTGAAACGTGGTCGATTAGAAAGCTATGATCTGGCCAGCGCTTTATGCTCTCCGCGATGATGCAGGGTTAGACGCGACCGGATTGCGCGATGTCTTCGACGGGATGTCTGATTTAGGCGCTCCTGCAGGATGGGAGGCGTTTCAGGTTCGCAAAGCTGACGATTCAGGTTT